TTGAAGATTTGGAAACTTTCAAAAAATGAAATTTCTGTATATGTAAATCAGTTCAAGGTTGCATTCGTAATATTATTTGGCGCATTGATCACATTGTTATTTAAAGCATTCAAATGAAAAATATATCAAAATATATAACCTACTTAGAGGCAACTACAAGCCAGACTGCAATACGCAAGGGAATAGTAAATACTCCAGGAGATAAGGAACTTATAAATATGCAACTAGTCGCTACAGAAGTTTTTGATGTTGTAAGAGAGTATTTTGATATACCACTCAGGGTGTCTAGTTTTTACAGAAGTTTGCTTTTAAATAATTCTGTTGGAGGATCTAAAACATCTCAACATGTTAAAGGTCAAGCTATTGACATACAGGCAACTGGAGATATTTCTAATAAAATGATATTTGAATATATAAAAGATAAGTTAGATTTTGATCAGTTAATTTGGGAGTATGGAACAAATAAGAATCCAGCATGGGTTCATGTATCCTATGTATCTAAGGAGAAGAATAGAAAACAAATACTATACATAAAATGAGATACTTACTAATATTATTACTACTACTAACTTCCTGTGGTACAAGAAGGGTAAATAAATCTACAGAGGAGACTAAGCAGGACAAGGTTGAGGTTATACAAAATAATATTCAGGTTAAGGAGAATGTATCTGTAAAAGTTATAGATAGCACCGATGAAATTTCTATCGAACCAATCGACAGTATAAAGCCGATGGTAATAGACGGTAAGAGCTATTTAAACGTCAAAATTAAGCATAAAAAAAGAAAAGTCAACACAAGTATCGTATTAGATAAAACAACGTCTGATACAAGCAAAAAAAAGACTGTTGAAAAAATAGAGGTCGTAAAGGATGACAAGGTTATTGAACGTAAGACTTCATTAGTTACACAGTTATGGTGGTTATGGTTACTTATATTATTGTTTATACTATATAAATTAAAATAATGGCAAAGCAGACAGAGGGAGTTAAGAAGTTGAGTAATAATATTAGCAGACCAGGGATACATTCTAAATCTAAGTCTTCAAAATTAAAAACTTCTAAGAATTATATTAAAAAAAATGTAGGTCAAGGTAAATAATTATGACAAAAATAAGCAGATACGTTATTGACGACAAGGTTACTGGTTCAGACAAGTGGATTGGATCAGATGCGCAGACTCAGTACACAACAAAGAATTTTACTCCAACAAAGTTAGCTGTTTATTTTAACGAGAACCAGGTAATAGATATTGGTACTCCTATACGATATAGGTACGATATACTTGAGGTTGGTGATACTAGATTGCCAGGTACCATAACATTTGAGCCACAGGTTGGAACTCCGTATAGTTTAGCTAGCATATCTTCATTTATACTTAGTAAGTATACGCTTAAGGGTAATGATGTAACTCAGTACCTCAACTTCTTAATAGGAAGTAACGTATTGATTTATAAGGCTGATGATATAAACATATTTGGACTTTATAAGGTAGTTAGTCTTGTAGAGAATATAGACGAACCTGATTTCTTTGATGTGGTAGTTTCTTACACTACTGGTAATGGATCTATAGTTGAGGATAAGGACTATCTAGTGTCTTTAATAGATAGTGGAGATATTCCAACAAAAACATCTGACCTTATTAATGATGGTGAGGATGGAGTACATCCTTTTATAACGGCAGCAGATGTAACGCCACAAGTTAATAGTGATTGGGATGCGACTTCTGGAGTTTCAGAGATATTAAATAAACCGACAAATACTTCCGACTTTATTAACGATGGAGAGGATGGAATAAATCCTTTTATTACTTCGTTAGATACTGCTGGTTTTGTACCTTATACTGGTGCTACGCAAGACGTAGATTTGGGAGAGTTTGATATTACAGCGGCTCATTTAATAAAAGATGGTGGGCAAGCAACTCAATTTTTAAAGGCAGATGGTTCAGTTGATAATAATGTTTATTTAACTTCAGCGGATTTACCTTCGACTTTGGATTTATATGCAACTACAACGGCTTCCGATGTTTCTGGATATACTGTTTTAGTTCGAAATATAAGTGACTCACGTTTTAATACTACAGCAGTTGACGTTTCAACGGGTGTAATTACCACAACAAATCAGTTAGTCGGTTCTTTAATTAGTGATGCGAATATAATATCGGGAAATCCTGGTATTTTTAACATTACAACTATAGGAAATATCTCACGTACAAGTGGAACAGGACAAGCTGAGTTCTTTTTTAGAGTTTACAAACGTGATAATTTAGGAGTTGAAACTTTTATAACTGAGTCATCAAAAACTTTACCAGTTACAAATGGTGGATACGTTGAATTTTCAGCGGTTGCTTTATGGAACGATGGTGTATTTTTAGATACCGATAGAGTAGTTTTAAAATATTACGCTGATAGATTAACGAGTCCTGTAGGTTCAAATCCAACATATAAATTTCAATTTGGTGGAATAAGCCCTGTGAGAAGTACGGCAGCTATTCCTGTAGCAGTATTACCAAATATTTATTTAAGAGACTTGGCAGATGTTGAAAATGTTGATGCTTTAAATAACGAGATATTATATTGGAACGACGCTGATAGCTTATGGGAGCACTCCTCTGTAATTGATTTATTAAGCCCTGCAAGTTCAAGTGTAAACGGATATTTAACATCAACAGATTGGACTACATTTAATGGGAAACAAAACGCATTAACAAATCCAATTACAGGAACTGGAACAATAAACTATTTACCTAAGTTTACAGGGTCGAGCTCTTTGGGTAATAGCATTATTTATGATACAGGTTCAAGAATAGGTATTGGTGGATTAGGTATAAATCTTAGATTTGAAGTATTCTCAAATCAAAACTATGCAAATCCTGTATTAGGTTCAAAAACCTCAGGAACAACTTCTATTTTAAGTTCAAATGGATTATATGGATTATATACAGGTATTTCAGACACAGGAAGTACTTGGATTCAATCACAAAGAAACGATACAGCAACAGCCTATAATATAAATTTACAAACCGCTGGGGGCAATGTAGGTATTGGGACACTTGCTCCAACAGCTAAATTACACATTGCTGCACCTGGAGCATTATCAACTGATATAGCTTTACGAGTTAGGAATAGTGCTGATACTGGTGATTTGTTAGTTGCTAATGGATTGGGGAATGTAGGTATTGGAACGGCAACACCAGAAAGTATGTTACATTTAAGTTTAAGTGGGGCTGGTACAGCTGGACCTATTTTATATTTAGATAATATTGCAGCTTCAACTTTAGGTAATTCAAGTGATATAAGATTTTCTACTTGGTCGGGAGAGGGAGTGGCTACTCCTGGTGCAAAAATTAGTTTAGTAAATACAGCTGCAGGAAGTGGTGGTAATGCATTTACTTTTCACACAAAAAATACTAGCGGTATAGTTGGTGAAAGAGTAAGATTTGATTCACAAGGTAACGTAGGTATTGGAACGACTAATCCAACCTCAAGACTACATATTGCAGCACCTGGAGCATTATCAACTGATATAGCTTTACGAGTTAGGAATAGTGCTGATAGTGGGGATTTAATGACTATTAATGGATTAGGGAATGTAGGTATAGGAGGGAATGTAGGTATAGGAACGGCAACTCCTAATCAAAAATTAGAGGTAATTGGGAATGTTATTTTTAGGTCAACAAGTAGAATTGATATAAATACAGCGCAAACAGCGGTAGTTGGAGTTTTAGCGGGAACATCGTTAGGAACATACGGCAACTTTTCATTAATTAGTAATAGTGGATTAGCGGGTGAAAGTACCGATATATCATATTGGAACGGAGGAACTTACTACCCAGCTTTTAGAATTTCTAATGTAGCAAGCGGATTCAGTAAATTATTGTTAATGAAAGATGGTGGAAACGTAGGTATTGGAACGACCGCTCCAACTTCAAAACTTCAAGTGGTAGGATTGGTAGATTACGCGACAAACGCTCTAGCTATTGCGGGAGGTTTAACAGTAGGGGCTTTTTATCACACTGCGGGAGTTGTTAAAGTAGTAATATAAATAAATAAATAAAAAAATGGGATTATTAGTAAGTGCTACGGCAGAAAAAAAGATTTTAATTAAAGGTACAGAAATTGAGTTGCCAAGTGTTTATGTTCGTTTAGAATATGCAGGACGTGCAAACGGTGTGACGTTAGAAATAGCAGCGGCTACTTATGCAAGTCACGAAGCATACAAAGACGGAGCGGGTGCAATCTTTACAGATGTTCAACAAGGAGCGTTTTCTGTTGAATTAGTAGATGCACAAATGCAAGATTTAACAAGTGCGGAATTGTATTCTAAATTAGCTTTTGAGCAGTTGGGATATTTAGTAGAATAATTTTACTATCTTTGCAATATGAAAACAGTAACTACAGAAGAATTGGAAGGTCTAAGGACCTTGCACCAGAAATTTAATGAAACAAAATTAAATATTGCTGATGCTGAAATATTGAAGCAAAAATTATTTATTGATTTAGACAATCTGTCTAAAGAATATAAAGAACTAGAGGCCCTACTACTTGAAAATTATGGTAAGGTGAGTGTTAATTTACAAACAGGAGAAATAAATGACTAAGATTAGTGCATATCCAGAAATAGCAGTTCCAACTACCGATGACCTATTAATAGGGACTGATGTTGAAACTCAAAATCAGACTAAGAATTTTAGTATTCAGAGTGTAATCGATTTGGTTACATTGCAACAAGTTGTTGACTCTGGAAATACAATTGTAGTTCCAACTACTGTATCAGAGGGAATTGATATTACTTTATCAAATTCGTCTACAGTACATCAAAACGGAATATCAGTTACAATCCCTGCTCAAACAGGAGAATACCCAACCTATCAACCTGCTCCAGATGCATTTGTTGCAAATATAAATGGACAAGCTCCAGGTTCCCTAGCAGGATCTGTAGTTGGATTTTTAGCCAGTGCTACTGGTGATGATAATGTTGCATTTTTTGCTGACTTAACCGCTACTTCAGGAACCTCTCGTGGTTATGAGGTAAACAGTTTTGACGCACATACAGGAGATTATTTTAAAGCACGTAAATATGTTTTAGGTGCAGATTCAGTAGTATTTAAAGTGGCGAATAATGGAGACACAACTGCGAAATCATTTATAAAAACAGGTGGTACTTCTGCTCAGTTCTTAAAGGCAGATGGTTCTATATCAACTACTCCAACATTACAACAAATAGTTGACGCAGGTAACTATTCAGAAAATGCAATATTAATAGATGTTGCTAGTGCTGGAAACTCAGGTCCTGCCGTTTCAGGAATAGCGGGTGAGGATACTGGAGTTTATGGGGCTAGTGATTATGGCTGGGGGATTTTTGGTCAGTCAGAGTACAGTTATGGTGTTTATGGATATTCTACTAGTGGTTTTGGAGGTTATTTTTCTAGTAATAGTTCTTATTCCTTAGTTGCAGCACAAAGTGCAGCAAAACCTGGAGGTGGTTCTTGGAGTGTCTTTAGTGATTCAAGAATAAAAGAAAACGTTACACCTTATACAAAAGGATTAGCGGATATATTGCTTATTAATACAGTTACCTATGAATACAATGGATTAGCGGGTACTACTAAGGGAGCAAAATACACAGGGGTTATAGCTCAAGAGATGAAAGAAATATTTCCTGAGACAGTCAGTACATACAAGGCAAAATTAAATGAAGAGGATGAAGAAAAAACAGAATTGTACGACTTCAACTCAAGCGACTTAACATTTGCGCTTATCAATGCAGTTAAAGAATTAAAAGCAGAGATTGAAATTCTAAAAGCCAAATAACCAATGGACATCCGTAAAATATCAGTAGGTCCAGACTATAAGAATGCTATGAGTTATCTCCAGGGACAAGAGGTTCTTGGAGGTTCTCATAAGATACATCTAATATTCTTCAATGAATCTAAATGTAGTTTTCAGGTATGGATAGAGAATGAATCTGATGAAACTATTCTATGGAAGGAATTCAATTCTAATATTCCAGTCTCTGTAGAGTATAATATAAACTTCTAAATGAAATCTCCTTACTGCTTCATCGTAAAGCCATTAGATGGTAAGCGATATAATAATACCAAGAGTATAGGTGGAATTGATTTAGTTGTGAGTACATCTCAAGAAGATCATACCGTATCTAATAGACTAGGTGTAGTAGTATCTACTCCTATCGGATATAAAGGAGATATAATAGTAGGAGACTTATTACTCGTTCATCATAATGTGTTTAAGTTATACTATGATATGAAGGGTAATGAGAAGAGTGGTGCAAGTTATCTCAAGGATGACTTATTCATGGTAGATAACGAACAGTTCTTCATGTACTTCCACGACAATAAATGGAGTGCTCACTCTAAGTACTGCTTTGTAAAACCAATTAAGACAAGGAGCTCGATTATTCATAAGAATACATTAGAGGAACCTTTAATCGGAACGATAGAGTACATAAATCAAGAGTTACTAGACCTAGGTCTAAGTATTGGAAATGAGATTTCGTTTGAGCCAAATAGTGAGTACCCATTTTATATAAATGATGAGAAGCTATACAGAATGCTTACTAAAAATATTACATTAAAATGGAATTAAAGTCAATTAAAGAAAGAATTATTGCAGCTGGTTATAAGGCAGTGGACGAATTAATTAAAATTGCTGAGGATAAGATTTTATCTGGAGGTGATGATGATTTATCTGCTGATAAACTCAAGAACGCAGCAGCTACAAAGCGCTTAGCAATCGAAGATGCCTTTCAGATTCTGAATAGGATAGAACTAGAGCAAGAAAAACTAATTGACGAATCCGTAACCAGTGTAAAAACTGAACCTAAAGTACAAGGATTTGCAGAAAGAAGATCAAAATAGTATATACAGGATAGTCCAAGAACATGTACCTAAGAGTGTTATTGTAGTAAAGAACAAGAGCAAGACTTGGGAGTATGGCTATAATGAGAAGTATGATATGGTGGTTATATCTAAAGATGGAACCATTGGAGATATTTATAGTGTTAGCGGATTATTAATTGCACTACCATCAACCCCAGACGATGTTTATAAAAGAGATAATAAGAAAGAGAACCAGTACTGGCAACCATCTGAGTATCCAAGGGAGCTTAGTAATATCAAGACTATATTCAACTGGCATACTATGCCTAAGAATTTTAAGGATGAGTGGGTTGATTATATAGAGGGAGAGTTTGATAGAAGGGATCACGGATTTTTCTTTATGAATAATGGCGTTAAAACTTATATCACAGGATCTCATTATATGTACCTACAGTGGACAAAGATTGATGTTGGACTTCCAGACTACCGAGAGGCAAACAGGATATACTTTATATTTTGGGAAGCCTGTAAGGCTGATAACCGTTCATTTGGTATGGTATACCTAAAGATTAGACGTTCTGGATTCTCGTTTATGGGGTCTAATGAGTTATCTAATACTGGAACACTTGCTAAAGATGCAAGGCTTGGAATCCTGTCAAAGACTGGTAATGATGCTAAGACAATGTTTACCAACAAGGTGGTTCCTATTATCAGCAATTACCCATTCTTCTTCAAGCCTATCCAGGATGGTATGGATAAACCAAAGACAGAACTTGCGTTTAGAGTTCCTGCTGCTAAGATTACCAAGAAGAATATGTACGAAAGTGCAGACTCTGATATAAGAGGTCTTGACACTACAATTGACTGGAAGAACACGGCTGACAATAGTTATGATGGTGAGAAATTACTATTACTCGTACATGACGAATCGGGGAAATGGATTAAGCCAGATAACATCTTAAATAACTGGCGTGTAACCAAGACCTGTCTTAGATTAGGTTCTAAGATTATTGGAAAGTGTATGATGGGTTCGACACCTAACGCACTTGAAAAGGGAGGTGCTAACTTCAAAAAGTTATACGAAGAATCAAATGTAATCACACGTAATGCTAATGGTCAGACAAAGTCTGGTATGTACTCATTGTATATACCAATGGAGTGGAACTTCGAGGGCTATATAGACAGGTATGGAATGCCAGTATTCAGAAAGCCAGAAAAACCAGTACTTGGTATTGATGGACAGATGATCTCTAATGGTGCCATTGACTATTGGGAGAATGAGGTTGCTTCATTAAAGAGTGATGCTGATGCTCTTAACGAGTTCTATAGACAGTTCTCAAGAACAGAGTCTCACGCCTTTAGAGATGAGAGTAAATCATCAATATTCAACCTAACAAAGATATACCAACAGATAGACTATAACGACTCTCTAATAAAAGATAGAGTACTTACTAGAGGTTCGTTCAGCTGGTTAAACGGAGAAAAGGACACCAAGGTGGTATGGACTCCAGATCCAAGGGGCAGGTTTAATGTTTCATGGATACCAGAACGTAACTTACAGAATGCGATTATTAATAAGAATGGAATGAAGTATCCTGGAAATGACCATATTGGTGCATTTGGATGTGACCCTTATGATATATCAGGTACTGTAGGAGGCGGAGGTTCTAACGGATCTCTTCACGGTCTTACGAAGTTTAATATGGATAATGCTCCAAGCAATCATTTCTTCTTGGAGTACATTGCAAGGCCACAGACGGCAGAGATATTCTTCGAAGAGGTTTTGATGGCGTGTGTATTCTATGGTATGCCTATCCTGGTTGAGAATAATAAGCCTAGGCTACTATATCATTTCAAGAACAGAGGTTATAGAGGATTTTCTATGAATAGACCAGATAAGCACTATAATAACCTCTCTAAGACAGAGAAAGAGCTTGGAGGTATTCCTAACTCTTCTGAAGATGTTAAGCAGTCTCACGCATCTGCGATTGAGTCATATATTGAGAAGTATGTAGGATTAGACTTAGAAGGTACGTATAGAGACTCTGATGAGATGGGTTCAATGTACTTTACACGAACAATTAACGAATGGTCAAGGTTTGATATAAACAATAGAACGAAGTTTGATGCTGCAATTAGTTCAGGATTAGCTATAATGGCTAATCAAAAAAATGTGTATGCACAAGTCAAAAAAGAATCGAAAATTATCTTTAACTTTGCAAAGTATAATAATAGCGGAACACATAGCGAAATAATAAGATAAATGAAGGATGTAAATATTAAGATTAATCCAATTAGCTTTCCAGACCAATTTGCTACTGATAAGGAAAAAGAATCTGTTGAGTATGGTTTACAAGTGGGGAACTCTATATTATATGAGTGGTTTAAGAAGGACAGTCATGGATGTAGATTTTATGATCAACGTTCTAATTTTCATAAATTACGTCTATACGCTCGTGGAGAACAATCAGTTGGAAAGTATAAGAACGAACTCTCTGTTGATGGTGATTTAAGTCACTTAAACTTGGACTGGACTCCTGTTCCAATTATACCTAAATTCCTTGACATTGTAGTTAATGGAATGACTGACAGAATGTTTAAGGTTAAGGCTTACGCGCAAGACGCTATGTCTACTGATAAACGAAATAGATTTCAACAGGCAGTTCAGACCGATATGGCCGCAAAGGATTTACTTCTTCAAGTAAAGGGGCAGTTTGGAATTGATGCATTTGATACTCCTCCAGAAGAACTTCCAGAGACAGACGATGAGCTTTCATTGTTCATGCAGATAAACTACAAACCTGCTATTGAAATAGCTGAAGAACAAGCAATTAACACAATCTTTGACGATAATAAGTATAACGATATTCGTAAGAGTGTCGATTTAGATATTGCTACATTGGGAATAGGTATGGCTAAGCACATGTTCTTACCTGGTGATGGAGTTAGAATCGAGTATGTGGATCCAGCGAATGTTATCTATAGCTATACAGAGAACCCATACTTTAACGATTGTTTCTATTGGGGAGAGGTTAAAACAGTACACACTACCGAACTTATGAAGATTGATCCAACACTGACACTAGAGCAGTTAGGAGAGATATCTAAGTATGGAGAGTCTTGGAATAGTCAGTACGGATTAGCTCAGTTAAATAATAGTTTATTTAGTAGAGATTCTGCTACATTACTTTATTTCAACTATAAGACTACTAAGAGAATTGTATACAAGAAAAAGAAATTAGAGAACGGTACCGAGAAAATGATACCAAAGGACGATACGTTTAATCCACCACAAGAGATGATGGACGAAGGGAACTTCGAGAAAATTGAGAAGGTTATCGATGTTTGGTATGATGGAATTATGGTTGCTGGTACAAATATTATGTTGAAGTGGGAGCTATCTAAGAATATGGTACGTCCTAAATCAGCTACACAACACGCTATCCCTAACTATGTAGCAGTTGCGCCAAGAATGTATAAGGGAGCTATAGAGTCATTGGTTAAAAGAATGATTCCATTTGCCGACTTGATTCAAGTAATTCACCTTAAGATGCAACAAGTACTATCTAAGGTAGTACCTGATGGTGTATTTATTGATGCCGATGGTATTAATGAGGTAGACTTAGGTACTGGAGCAGCATATAATCCAGAGGATGCATTAAGATTATACTTCCAAACTGGTAGTGTTATTGGTAGAAGCTATACTGGTGATGGTGAATTTAATAATGCAAGAATTCCAATCTCTGAGTTAGGCACCAATAGTGGACAAGCTAAATTACAGAGTTTAATTGGAAGTTATAATCACTATATGGGTATGATTAGAGATGTTACTGGTCTTAATGAGGCTCGTGATGGTTCTACTCCAAACCCAGACGCATTAGTAGGTGTTCAGAAGTTAGCTGCGCTAAACTCAAACACAGCTACAAGACACATACTAGAGTCTAGTTTATACGTTACACGTTCATTATCTGAGGCAATTTCTTATAGAGTTGCAGATATATTAGAGTATTCTGACTTTAAGGAAGAGTTTATAAATCAGATAGGTAAGTATAGTGTTGGTATCTTAGAAGAAATTAAGGACCTATACATATATGATTTTGGTATCTTTATTGAGGTATCACCTGATGAGGAAGAGAAGGCTCAACTAGAACAGAACATTCAGATATCACTATCTCGTGATTCTATTTTATTAGAGGATGCTATTGATATTAGAGAGATGAGAAATCTTAAACTAGCTAATCAGTTGCTTAAACTTAAGAGAAAGAAGAGAGAAGAACTAAAGCAAAAACAAGCTCAGGAGGCTCAGCAAATGCAGGGTCAAATGCAACAGCAATCACAACAGTTAGCAGCTCAGGTGGCTATGCAACAGATTCAAGCTGAGACACAGGCTAAGTTACAGGTTAAGCAGGCAGAATCTGCATTTGACATTCAGAAGATGCAGAGTGAGGTTCAGGCTAAGATGCAGCTTATGGAAGTTGAGTTTAACTATAATATGCAGCTTAAAGGTATTGAGGTTCAGACAATTAAGTCTAAAGAGGAGATGAAGGAAGAGGCTAAGGACAAACGAATTAGCTTACAGAATACACAACAATCAAAACTGATAGATCAACGTAAGAATAACTTGCCTCCAGTAGATTTTGAATCTACTAATGATAACTTAGACTCGTTTGATTTATCGCAATTCGGACCAAGATAATGGCAAAAACAGCAGCTTGGCAAAGAGCCGAGGGAAAAAGTAAGACAGGCGGTTTAAATGCTAAGGGAGTTGCTTCATACAGAAAAGAAAATCCTGGATCAAAACTTCAAACCGCAGTTACGACTAAACCTTCTAAGTTAAAACCTGGAAGTAAGGACGCTAAACGAAGAGAATCTTTCTGTAGTAGAATGTCAGGAATGCCAGGACCCATGAAGAAACCTAATGGTGAACCTACAAGAAAAAAACTTGCATTAGACAAGTGGAACTGCTAATATAGCATAAGAATTAAATAACTAACTTTGCAAAAAATTAAATCAAATGGAAAATTTTACAGTAAAAGAAGTGGGGGCTGTCGAACAGAAGTCCGTACAAGAGATTGAACAAACGCTTTTAGATAAGCACGAAGAAACGTTACAGGAACCAGCATTAGTTCCAGATGTGGTAATTACTCCAGAAGAAGTAGTTACTACAGAATACGGAGATTCAGATGTTCTTTCTTATATTAAGAATAGATACAATAAGGAGGTTAACTCTATTGATGAGTTGCTTCAAAAAAGAGAAGAGGCAGAAGAGTTACCTGGTGACGTATCTGCATACTTCAAATATAAAAAAGAGACTGGAAGAGGTATCGAAGATTTTGCTAAGTTAAGTAGAGACTTTGATAGTTTAAATCCAGATCAATTATTAGCAGAGTACTACTCTCAGACAGAAGAAGACTTAGACCAAGATGATATCGCGTATATGATTGAGGATAAGTTTGCTTATGATGAGGATCTTGATGAACCAAAGGACATTAAGAAGAAGGAGATTGCTAAGAAGAAAGAGCTTGCTAAGGCAAAGAAATTTTTTGAGGATTCAAAAGAAGCGTATAAAATACCTATCGAGTCGAAAGGTGGTTTAGTTTCAGATGATGAGAAAGAATCTTACGATGCTTACAAGAAATATGTTCAAGAATCACAGACCTATCAGCAAGAGAGTTCTAGAAAATCTGAATATTTTCAAAAAAAGACTGAAGAAATTTTTTCTAACGAGTTCAAAGGTTTTGAGTTCAATGTTGGAGATAAGAGTATAACGTTTTTACCTGGAGATGTTATAGAATTAAAGAATGCTCAATCAGATGTTACAAACTTCATATCTAAACACTTAGATGCGAATGGACTAATATCAGATGCTAAGGGTTATCATCGTTCATTAGCAGCGGCTATGAATCCTGAGAAAATGGCTAAGTTCTTTTATGAACAGGGCAAGACTGATGCGCTATTAGATAGCACAAGAAAAATTAAGAATATAGATATGGAGACACGTAGTGTACCACAGTCTAGCAGTCAATCAGGTTTTAAAGTTACAGCTTCGGATAGTGATAGTGGTAGAGGACTAAAAATTAGAAGTTATAAACAATAAAAAACAAAGACTATGTCAGTAATGCCAACACCTGGGTTTTCATTAACCCCATCGGCTGAAAGAAAAACTCTTTCAACCAATTATATTACAGATTTCAATTTCTTGAACCAGTATCTTCCTGATACTTACGAGAAAGAATTCGAACGTTACGGAAATCGCTCAGTTGCATCTTTCTTAAGAGCAGTTGGAGCTGAAATGCCATCTAACTCTGACCTTATCAAATGGGCAGAACAAGGTCGTTTACACACTAAATACGCAGATTGTTCTACTGACGCTGTTGTAACTGCTGATGTAGCTACAATTACAGTTAATGATACATTATCTGGAAGTATTGCTTTTAGAAAAGGTCAAACAGTTTTCTTATCTGATAATGCAGTTGCTGCTAATTCAAACAAAGCAATCATTACTGATGTTGATTACGCTGCTGGAACTTTTGATGTTGCTTTCTACGAGTCTACTGGTCAAGCATTTGCTATTACAGCTACTGTTACTGCATTTGTTTATGGTTCTGAATTCAAAAAAGGAACTGAAGGAATGGAAGAATCTCTTGAGTCAGTTGATGACATCTTCGAGAATAGCCCAATTATCATCAAAGATAAATATGCAGTATCTGGTTCAGATATGGCACAAATCGGATGGGTAGAAGTTACTACTGAAAACGGAGCTACTGGATACTTATGGTACATTAAATCAGAGCACGAAACTCGTTTGCGTTTTGATGACTACTTAGAAATGAGTATGATTGAAGCCGTTCCTGCTGAAGCTGGTTCTGGAGCTGCGACTCAAAGTGTTTATGGAAATAAAGGTTCTGAAGGTTTGTTTTATTCTATCAATGATAGAGGAAATGTTTGGGGTGGTGGAAATCCAACTGCTTTAGTTGATTTTGATGCTATTATCCAAAGACTTGACAAACAAGGAGCTATTGAAGAAAATGTATTGTTCTTGAACCGTCAATTCTCTTTTGATGTTGATGATATGTTGGGAGCACAATCTTCTAATGCTGCTGGTGGAGTTTCTTACGGTTTGTTTGACAACGATAGAGAGATGTCATTGAATTTAGGATTTACAGGTTTCCGTAGAGGTTACGATTTCTACAAAACTGACTGGAAATACTTAAACGATGCTACACTAAGAGGTGGTATTGTAGGTGGCTCTGTTAATGGAGTATTAGTACCAGCTGGTTCTACTACAGTTTACGACCAAGTTCTTGGTAAAAACGCTAAACGTCCATTCTTACACGTACGTTACAGAGCTTCTGAAACTGAAGACAGACGTTACAAAACTTGGATCACTGGTTCTGCTGGTGGAGCTTCTACTTCTAGCTTAGATGCTATGGAAGTTCACTTCTTATCTGAAAGAGCTTTATGTACTTTAGGTGCAAACAACTTCTTCATCTTTGAAGCATAATTAATACCTTAACAGAGGGACATCAGTGTCCCTCTGTTATTTTTTTTAAATAATTTAAATCTTATAAAATGAAAAATGAATTAACGGATAAAGTATATATCCTAAAGAAAAAGAGTACACCACTTACTTATATGTTGGCATCAAGAAATACCCACAGAGCTGCATTATTGCACTTTGATGGAACTTCACAAAGAGCGTTACGATATGCAAGAAACCAAAAGAGCCCATTTGAGGATGAGCAGGATGGAAATGCTATTTTAGAACCTATTATCTTTGTGGATGGAGCACTAAGTGTTCCTAAAAATAATCCAGTTTTACAAAAATTCTTAGAAATTCATCCAGCTAATGGATCAATATTCGAAGAGGTTAATACAGAGAAGGATGCGAATTCTGATGTAGAGCAGTTATCTGCTGAATTAGATGCGCAAATTGCAGCAAGAGATTTAAGTTTAGACTTACTTGAGGCTGTAGCTCGTGTATTACTTGGATCTAAAATTGAGAAGATGTCTACTGCTGAATTAAAGCGAGATGTTTTTGTATATGCTAGAAGAAATCCAATGCAGTTCTTAGAGATGTTGAACGATCCAATGCTTCAACTTCAGAATACTTGTGCCAAATTCTTTGAGTACGATATATTAAGACTGAAAAATAAAGGTAGAGATGTTTATTATAACTTACCTTCTAATAAAAAGAAAGTTCTTACCGTACCATTCGGAGAAAATCATATTTACATATTAGCGTCTTATCTTCAGACAGATGAGGGACTAGAGGTCTTACGACTACTAGAGAATCACGTTAAATAAATTAATAAGCACCCTAAAAAATAGGGTGCTTTTTTTTAGTATCTTTGTAAAAAGTTTTATAAATGATAAATTCGGTTAGAAATACTGTATTGTCTGTGATTAATAAGAATAACTTTGGGTATATCACACCTGATGATTTTAACTTATATGCGAAACAGGCTCAGTTAGATATATTTGAGAACTACTTTTACCAGTACAATAATTGGGTAGTTAAGCAGAATGCTAGAATGTCTGGAAGCGGATATTCTGATATAGTAAAATCATTAGAGGAAACTATTGATATTTTTTCAACAACGGCTACATTGGCATATGATTTACCATCTGGTACATTTGATATACCTACTGATTATTACTACTTAAATTCTATTAGATATAATAATACAAAGGAGATAGATAGAGTTACTCAAGACAAGTTGATGTACTTGTTATCATCAAATCTTACAAGTCCATCTACTATGTTCCCTGTATACTCTATGGAAGGTGCGTCATTGACGATATACCCAAGCACCATTGATTCATTAGTAAGTGCTCAGTATGTTAGAATGCCAAAGGATCCTAAGTGGACTTATACGCTTATCGTAGGAGGAACACCTCTATTTGATCAATCTTCTTTAGATTATCAAGATTTTGAGATACCGTACTCTGACGAGCCATTATTGATATCTAAAATACTACAATACGCTGGTATATCTATTAGAGAGGCTGATGTGTATAATTTTGCTACTTCAGAAGAAACTACTAACAAACAAACAGAGGGATAATATGGCTTACTTAAACGGTTATCAATACTATGAAAACTCTGGTACAAATCCTGAGAATGAAAACTGGGGTTCTTATCAATATATATCATTATCTGATTTAGTAAATAACTTCATGTTGATGTATGTTGGAAACGACAAATTAATAAATAATGTTAGTAAATATAATATCTTATTCCACGCTAAACGTGGTATTCAAGAGATAAATTACGATGCGTTAAAGGAGATAAAGATTCTTGAGATAAGTATTTGTGATGATTTAAAATTTGTTCTTCCAAACAATTATGTTAACTATGTTAGAATGTCTTTATACAAGAATGGAATACTTAGACCTCTTTCTGAAAATATACAGGCGAATTATAGTAATAGTTATTTACAAGATAATAACTGTAGAGTATTATTTGACCAGGATGGCGATGTTTTAGAAGGAACATCTATATTAGATTATGATAGAATCAATGATCAGGTAAGAACAATATATCTAGGAGAGGGTAAATTTTCTGGTAGAGAGGGATATAATATTGATGGAAGATGGTACTTCGACTATAATGTTGGTTCTCGTTTTGGTTTAAACACAGAGACAGCAAATTCAAATCCTACATACAGAATCGATAAGCAATCAGGGGTAATTAATTTTAGTTCTGGAATGGCTGGTGAGTTATGTATTTTAGAATATATTTCTGATGGAATGGAAGGCGGAGATGATTCTGAGGTTCAGGTAAATAAACTTGCTGAAGAGTTTATGTACGCATATATGAAGTATGCAGTATTAAATAACAAAACAGGGGTTCAAGAATATGTCGTACAACGTGCTAAGAAGGATAAAACAGCCCTTTTAAGGAATGCAAAAATAAGATTGAGCAATATGCATCCTGGAAGATTATTGATGAATCTGAGAGGTAAAGACAAATGGATAAAATAATATGGCAAACGTTGAGGTAAACTTCTTAGCTGGAAAAATGAATAAAGATTTTGACGAGAGGATTGTTCCTCCTGGTCAATATATTGACGCATTAAATATTAGAATTGGATCAAGTGAAGGAAATAGCGTTGGAGCCTTAGAAAATTCAAAGGGAAATACTAAACTTACAAGCATTTTATATCAAGGAGTTCCTATTAGCGAAAACGCCAAGTGTATTGGTTCTTATGAGGATGGATCTAATGAAACTCTATATTGGTTTGTCTGTGATCCTGGTAATGTAGATATTATTTTATCTTATAACACCAACAATAACGTAATAGTATACCATATAGTATCTACATCTGTTTTAAATTTTAGCACAGATTACCTTATAAATGGTATAAATAAGATTGATGACTTATTATTTTGGACCGATAATTTAAATCCTCCAAGAAAAATAAATGTAACAAGAAGCTATCCACAACCTATACTATCTGTTGATGAAATAACTGAAGATGATATTTCGGTTATTGTTGCGCCTCCATTAGAAGCTCCTTCGCTACAGCTTTATAATCAAGCTGGAGAGGAGAATTATATGAATGAAAGATTTATATCATTTGCTTATAGATACAAGTACAAGGATAATGAGTATAGTGCCTTATCTCAATTTAGTGAGATAGCATTTGAACCTGGTAACTTTGAATTAGATTATTCTACATATACTAATCAGTCTATGCAGAATATATTTAATACTGTTGATATTTCATTTTATACTGGAGATTATAATGTAATTGGAATTGATTTATGTTTTAAACTGTCTGATTCTAATATTATAAATGTAATTGAAAGATATGATAAGTCTGAACAGGGATGGTTAGATAATGTAATTCAAAGTATTGAATTTAACAATAGAAAAATATACACTACACTTACCGAGAGTGAGTTGCTTAGGCTATATGATAATGTTCCAAGAACTGCCAAGTCTCAAACCGTAATGGGGAATAGGCTTATATACGGAAACTATATTGATGGATATAATATTGATACTGAATTAGATTATGATTTAAATGTAGTTAGTGAGGATATAGGATATGTAGAACTACCTTATGAGATAACAAACGGTATTAACTATACAATTGATCCAGATAATACTATTACTTCTGAAAATTCAAGTGTTTCAGTAGATTTAACTGGAATTGAGTTAACTGAGGGTTCATTATTTTCAATGGAATTTAATTTACAACACGAAACGTTTTCTGGATATGTAGATTATGATAATCCACCTACTGAACCCGCTCCTAGAAATGAGTTTCAAAATGATTTTATATTTACATTAAGAAGAAATTATACGAGTGTATATGACCTTGCTACAAGTGACGAGTTTGTAGATGCAATATACACACACGAAACATATGTTAATAGTTGTAATGAATTTTCTATTACCGATCAATTTAATTGTTCTATAGTTGCAAAAGGAGCATATCCTCCATTTGGTGCATGGCAAGATATTGATAGTGGGATTACTGGTATAAATGGTGGTTTTACTATAACATCTTCAGTTGGATCTAATATAATACAAATTCAAGTACCAGCTGTTAAATTTAGAGTTGAAGATCCTGATAATGTTGGGACATATTTTTATGCTTATGAATATTTTAATAATTCATCTTTTTCTCCTGCTTTTTCAAAAATAGGATCTAGAAGAAGTCTTCATAGTAATAGAGATTACGAGGTTGGAATTGTATATATGGACGAATATTTAAGAAGCTCTACTGCACTTGTATCTAAATTAAATACTGTATTTATTCCAGCATCAGCATCAGAAAAAAAGAATTATATTGTAGCTACTATAAATAATTTAGCTCCTTCATGGGCTAAAAGATATAAGTTTGTAGTAAAACCTTCTAAGGCACTATATCAGATAGTATATTCAAATCAATTTTACGTTGAAGATACTGGTTTAACCTGGTTTAAATTAGAGGGAGATAATAGAAGTAAGGTTCAAGAAAACTCTACCCTTATAGTAAAGTCTGACACAAATGGAGTGCTAGATAGTTTGGTAAAAACAAAGGTACTAGAGCTTAAGTCTCAACCTAATAAGTTTATTACTGGAAATGTAAATGAAGCTGGTGTTGAAATAATAGAACCCGCTGGATTATATATGGCTCTTAAGGTATCTAACTTTGCTGCTGAATACAAACCTAATAGCTATGTAGATTTCGGCTTAAAACAAACTGGTAAAACAACATTATATCCGTGTAGTATTGATAATCCAGCATATATATCTGTAACTGAAACTCCTTTAATAACTCCATATATTCCTTATGACATACCTGCTGGAAGTAGGATTCATATATTTATTGATTTAAAAAGAAACGGAAGAGGAAGTAATTGTGGTTCTAGTAACTATATATTTGATAAAACATTTACATCTTCTCAAGATTATGATAATTTATATGATTTCGTACAGGGTGATAATATAGATTTTGGTTCTGGAACATATACTGGAGGTGAAGAACCTAATGAAAACGATCAAAATCCTGCATTAGAAACTTTTAATCCTACTTGCACAACCAATAATTGTCATCTTCCATTTATTCAAAATCATAATCAATATGAATTTCAAGAAAATGCTACTACTGGTGAATTATGGTTAGTAGTTACTACTGGTACACCAGATTGTGGAGGTATAAACCCTAAGTATTCAAGAACAACTATACAGATTCAGGTTCAAAGAGCTACATCTTTAATGGTGTTTGAAACCGAGGCTCAAGATTCTGATGGAGAGATATACTACGAAGGAAGTGATAATTTTACTATTATTGACGGATTACATACTGGTAATGTATCTAATCAAACAATTTCTACTCCAGCGGTAGTTGACTTAAATTTCTTTAATTGCTTTTCTTTTGGAAATGGTGTTGAGAGCTATAAGATAAATGATTCTCTTGTAGGTGCTCCATTTTATTTAGGAAGTAGGGTTACTGCTGTGTCTCAGGAAGAATTTAAAGAAGCTGATAGATATGCTGGACTTACATATAGTGGAGTATATAACGCTGAAACAAATTTAAATAAACTAAATGAATTCAACCTCGCCCTTTCTAATTGGAAGGATTGTGAGAAATCATTTGGACCAATAAATAAACTATTTGCTCGTAAGACTGACCTTCTTGTACTTCAAGAGGATAAGATATCTTATGTTCTATCAGGTAAGAACTTACTTTCTGACGCTGCCGCTGGTGGTGCTATTACATCTATTCCAGAAGTTCTTGGAACTCAGATGTCTAGAGTAGAAAACTATGGTATTAGTAATAACCCTGAGAGCTTTGCATCTCGTGGAAGCGAAGTATTTTTTACTGATGCTAAACGTAATGCTGTATTAAATTTAAAAGGAAGTTCTGGAGCTAATGCTCAGAGTTATGCTGGAGAACAATTAGAGGTAATATCTAATTTTGGATTAAAGAACTGGTTTAGAGATGAATTTAAGTCTACGTTCAATAACCAAAAGATTGGTGGATTTGATCCATATATGAACGAGTACGTTATATCAACTAATAACCAATTAAATCCTATTACTCCAGATATTTATGAATGTAATACCACTATATCTAGACAATCAGTATTTGATACTTATACTTATGATGTAGAAGTTGGCACCTCTTTAGGAGATGTAAATATTGATTACGACTTTCCAGTTGGTTCTGCAAATATTACAGTAATCTACAATACTGTAGAAATAATAAATGAAGAAATTACAGGAACTGGATCTATTAATTTTTACAAAGATTTAATAAATACAACTAGAATAACAATTATCATAGAATGTCTTGAGGAATCATCATACATATTAACAACTAACTGTCCTTTTATAGAGGATCTTACATTGGTTAGAATAGTGTATAATTCTCCAGCTTCGGAAGGTCAGACAATTCATAATAATTTTAATTGGTCTTTAGACGGAGTTAGTAGTGTATATAATGTAGATTATGTTTTTCTTGAATCTGATGGAGTATCTCTTTATGATTTAATGACTGGTCAGCCATCTGTTGGAGTTATTCCAGTTAATGGAAGTACTGTTAAAATGCAGTCAGACAAATTTATTACAGATAATTTTATATTTAATACAGAAAAAAATAACTTTAAATATTTAGCGTCTAATACGTTGTATTCGGATAAAGATACATTATATCCTTTATTGAATACGGCTACTCCTATATTAAACCCTTCTACTGGAATATATGAATCTTCATTTATATACGATAATACATTGGGTAATAAATATTTATATCTAGTATGGGATTATACAGAGTCTTTTGATTTTGATTTATGTTACGATTTAAATAGTAGTCTACTTGCTTGTGATTGTAATGAATGTATAGATTGCATATCTGGAGATCCAATACTAATTGCAGATTATGAATGGGAAAATTGTAATTTAGATGTAACAACATATAGTAATGGAGACCCCATACCGCAAGTAACAGATCCAACTGTTTGGGAGTCATTAACAACAGGGGCTTGGTGTTATTATGACAATGACCCAGCTAATGGACCTACCTACGGAAAATTATACAATTGGTATGCTGTAAATGATCCAAGAGGATTAGCACCAATAGGTTACCATGTACCAACAGATGCAGAATGGACTGTTCTTACAGACTATTTAGGTGGAGCAACTGTTGCGGGTGGTAAAATGAAAGAAGCGGGATTATGTCATTGGTTAACACCAAATATAGATGCTACAAATGAGAGTTTAATTACAGCTCTTCCTGGAGGTTTTCGCTACTTAAACGGCACATTCTACAACATTGGCATATACGGTTTCTGGTGGAGTTCTTCACAGGACATTTCTACACTCCCTTGGTTCCGAGGCCTTAATTATAATACTGGAGGTGTTTTCATAAACTACGGAGATAAAACATATGGTTATTCAGTAAGATTAATAAAAGATTAATAAATATGGCATATTACTTAGATACAAATGATTTTACTACAGCAACAGCTGTATGGACAAATTCTATCCTAACGATAAAATCTCCAGATGGCTATTATTCATTTGGAGGAAACTATAGACAACAAATTGATGGATTTTTAACAGACCTAATATCTTGTTCTAATATAGACACTGTATCTATAACTGCAATTGAAGAAACTACCGCTACCTTTAACGGTAACCTTATAAGTAATGGTGGAGATATAAGCGCTACTAGAGGTTTTGTTTATGGAACATCACCAAATCCTACTACAGCAAACAATGTGTTAACGGATACAGCTGTAGGTCAAGGATCATACTCTCTTAATGCGACTGGTCTAACTTCTGAAACTGTATACTACGTTAAAGCGTATGCTATAGTGTTTGGAAGCACTATATATGGAGACGAATTAAACTTCGAAACTCAAGCTGTACCATTATTAAAAGAATTTTTAATATCAAATCTTTCAGATCCAACTGATGCCTGTGGTCTTCTTCTTCCAAATACAGTATATGTTAGTAATAGCAATACTGTTGGAGCAGATACTACAGCAACAAATACCTCAATAGTTTATACAGATATAGCAGGTACAATAACATTTACTGGTGATGGTGACTATTATGCTCTTTTTTGTAATGATTTATCTAATACAGTAACAACAAATCAAATAATTACTTCAGTAGGTACAATAACTGGCTTAATTGGAATATGTCCTCCTTAATAAATAAAATAAATGGAAAATACACTAGCATACAGTAACGATAGTCAAGGTTGGACCTCATTCTTCTCTTATATACCAGAGAATATGATTGGTATGAACTCTTATTTTTATTCGTTTAAAGGAGGAAACTTATATCGTCATAACACTAATGAGCGTAGAAATAACTTCTACGGAAACGATTATACATCCAAGATAACAACTGTCTTTAATGCAGATCAAGGATCTGTTAAGAACTTTAATACCATATCATTAAATAGTGAAGATACCTGGGACTGTAGCATATTAACTGACCTATCTACTGGATCTATTGACCATTCGTATTTTGAATTAAAGGAGGGTGATTATTTTGCGTATATAAGAAGTAATGCAGGTACTCAAGATTTAAATTTACGTTCAACTCAAGGTATAGGTGTTCCAATCTCTGTGAATAGTACCGTTCCAGATGCTGTGGTAGTTACATTTAACTATAGTTTAGGCAGTATAATAACTATTGGATCTGATGCTTATAAAAATAACGCAGGAGTTCCATTAAAATTAGGTAAGATAGTAAATAAAGGAGATAAAACAATAACAATAAACACAACTAGTGGTGGAAGTATACCCTTAGTTTCTGACTTTATATTTTATTTCCAAAATTCAGTTGCCGAATCTTATGGTGTCCGTGGATACTATATGCAGATTGAACTAGAGAACGATAATACATCAAGGGTAGAGATGTTTTCTATAGGAAGTAGCATATTCAAAAGTTTGCCTTAAATTTAGTATCTTTGTACGATGCACGAGTGTAGGTTAGAAAATAGAGATACTTATTACGAAACACTAGTAAAATGGTGGGTAAGATGGAATTTTCCAGTATTAGATAAGTCATCATTACCACAGAGAATATTCGTGGTTAGTGCAGAAGGAATTGATTTGTATGCTGCTCCAGTTTATGCTAGTGATTCTGCCTTGTGCTGGATTGGTTTTATAACTGGTAATAAAGATGCAGAGAAGAAGTACAGGAAGAATGCTCTTAATTTTTTGCTTTACAACACAGAGCAATATATGAAAAGCATAGGATACGACCTTATTATGACAGTAAGTAGTAATCCAGTATTAAAGAAATTATTTGAAGATGCAGATTACATATCATCTTCTAAAAACATTGTTGAATATATAAAAAAGATATAATATGGGATCAGCAGCAGGCGGATTAGCAGGGGCAGCATCAGCAGCAACGCCTTGGGTAAGTATGGGATTAGGAGCTGTAAATATAGCTACAGATTTAGTACAGGCAAGCAAACAAAAAGACATACAGAAGTCGGCAGAAAGAGCAGCTGAAGATGCTGCTAGAAAGCAAGAACAATTATTAAGCCAAGATTTTTTTAGTGCGTTACAGGTTCCTACAGAGGCTTATGATAGAGCAGCAAGAGAGACTACCGCTCAGGTAGGACAGGCTGTTGGAGCATTACAAGAGGGAGATCCTAGACAATTAGCTGGAGGACTCGGTAAGGTTGCTGCTGCTGGTATTGCAGGAGAGGCCGAGACTAGAGATGCAATGGCACAGGATTTATATCAACTAGGTGTTGCTCAAGCACAATCTGCTACGAATGTTAATCAAAATTTAGCTGATTTAGAGTCAGAAAGATTAAAGGGTGCTCAAGCTACTGCTGCTCAAGCAAGAGCTGCTGAGTTAGGATTACAACAAGGAGCTGCTCAGGCAGGTGCTGGTATATTAAATACTGGACTTGGTATGATTCCTTCGTTTGGAGCTGCTAAACAAGCTCCTCAAACTCCAGCTCAACAAGCTCAAACAGCTGCTTATTATAAGCAAAATCCACCAGCAATGAGTACTGGTTTTGGACAAAATGCAAGCCAACCAGTATCTGCTAATACGTTTGGACCACAACCTAATCCGTATCAAACTCCAGACTGGATGAGTTCACTATCATTTTTAAATAAAGGACAATAGTATGCCAGAATATAGAGGAATAGTTAACCCAGCAGATGTAAAAGCAACCCCAGTATTTGATTGGGGGACTGTTATACAAGGTGTTCAGAAATCATTAACAGATAGTGAGTCTGCTCGTCAGGCTAATAGAGATAAGTTAGAGAAAGATACTAATGATACCCTTACTTCTATAAGTAAGGTAACTCTTGGTAAGGATGAGGCTTTAAACACTAAACTTACTGACGCTGCTTATAATTTTAAAGGAGCCGTTGGAGATTACGCCAAACTAGTTCGAGAAGGTAAGGCTTCTCAGAAAGATTTCAACATGTTCAACCAGAACGCAATGGATACCTTTACTCAGATTGATGCTGTAGGTAAAAATGCTAAGGTAGCATACGACACATATATTGCAGAAAGCAAGGCTGGTAATTTATCTGCTGCGTCTGACTATATGGCTCAAACACTTGGATTAGCTGCTTCTTTGAAGGATAAGAATATTATACTAGACCCTAAAAGTGGTAGAGGTTTTATTGCTGGTAAAGATCCAAATGATGTTATCGAAGTTAACTGGCTTAATAACGAAAGAAATTTACTTATACCAAAAGTACAACTTGATAAAGAACTTGATGCTCAGGCAGATAAGATAGCTGAATTTACAAGAGTTGGCAAAGTGGGGGCTGGTGGTATTTGGACAATAGACGATGCTACTGCTCGTAAAGACTTTGATTTATTTGAGAATAATGTAGCTAATGGTCTTACAAGTAATCCGTTAAGTGCATTATCTGTATTAACTGACTATGGAGATATAAAAGGACAAAGATATACTCCTACAATAAATGCAGAGGAGGCTAAGAAAGATCCTTCTAAGATATTTGTACAGTTAAATGCGTCTGGGAATCCAGAACCTGTATTAACTAAAGAGCAAGATACGGCAGCTAAAGAAACTGCAAAAAGATATTTAAGAGAAAGAATAAAATACGAACAAAAACAAGTTGAAAACACTTATAGACCTCCAGTATTTGCTCCTGATAGAACTCCAGACAAACCTGCTCCAGTAGTACCTACTACTCAGGATATAAGATATACTACATCTACTGAAGTTGGTGGAAAGAAAACATCTAGGTCTGGATTTACAATGGATGTACCAGTAATAGATAAATCTACTGGAGCGGCTCAAAACCTTAAGGCTATCTATATTGATCCTGTGACTAATGAATTGCAGATGAAGATAGAAGAAAAGAATGTAGTTGATGGTATTACAACTGTAGCTGATGTTACATATTCTAGCAAGAAAAAGGGTGATGTAGCTCCTGATATTTCAAAGATATCAAACATAGCTACTCAAATATACGACCCAGTAAGAAGAAGGTATCTAAGCGGATACCAAGAACTTTATAACTACCTTAAACCTCAAGCGATGGCTAATTGGAGGACTATACAAAAGGGTGGAGGAGCACAGACAACAGCAAGTGGAATTAAATATACAGTAGAATAATTATGCCAAAAAAAGTAAAAGCAAACGGGAAAACATTTACATTTGAAGACGATGTAACTAACGAACAGATAGGTATTGCAATAGATGAATACTTTGCTGGAGTAAAAAAAAAAGTAGCTACTCAACCTACTTCTCCAAAAAAACAATTGGTTTCTCCTACACAAACTCAACCTACTCCTACTTCATCGGATACAGAAGAAATTCAACCTCCTGTGGTATCGGATGGTTTAGGTGGACCGCCTAAGATGAAAACATTTACTGGATTTACACCTGAAGAACAACAGACTCTTCAGGCTAAACCTGTTCCTAAAATATCTAAATCAGCTGAATTAATAAGCAAAAAACTTACACTTCAGAAAGAATTGTCAACTGCAAAGGTAACTCCAGAAAACCAAGATGAGATACTAAGAAAAACTGATGAACTGTCTAAATTGAATAAAGAAGCAGATTCTATTTTTGAAAAAGAGTCAAGGGAATTGGGTTCTAAATTAGTTGATAAATTAGCTACTGGAAGTTCTCAATTAGGGGTTGATTTAGCTGCTGTTCCAGAACTTATATATGATGCTTTTGCGTTTCCACAAAACGCTATATCTAAAATATTTGACATACCTTCATTGGAAACAGATTCTGAAAAGTTTAAAAAAGAAACTGGAATACATAATGCTGTAAAAGATTTTTACAAAGGAGAGGTTGCTGCTTTAAATGAAAAATCTAAATTATTAGATACTCAATATAAAGATGGTATATATGAGTCATTTAAAAATGGTGATATAATTGGAGGATTTGATCAATTATCGTCTAGTTTTGCACAATCACTTCCGTCTACCATGTCTATAATGGTTGGAGGCGCCTATGCAAAAGCTCCTCAAATATTAGCTGCTTCTACGATGATATTTGGAGCTGAAAAAAATGAAAAATTAAAAGAAGAAAATCCAGAGATGAGCACTAATGCTAGAGTTGCAAACTCATTGGCTACTGGACTTGCTCAGGCTGGAACAGAAATATTAGGATCTGGTAGTATAGGAGCTGCCGCTCGTGGTTTATTTGAAAGAGAAGGTGAAAAAAAAGCATTTTCAATTTTAAAAGATGGTCTGACAGAATATTATAAAAACGTATTGAAGAAAAGTCCTGTAACCGCTTCTGTAATTGGAGAAGGAGCTGAAGAGTGGGCTAGTAAAGTATCTGAAAACGCAATAGATGTAGTTACTGGAGCAAAACCAAGTGATTACAATGTATTTGAAGGTGGCGCAGATGCGTTTTTAGGTGGTGTTTTTGGAGGAGCTGTTTTTGGCGGAGGACTCTATGGTCTTAAAAATACTATGAATAATAGTGATGTTTCTGCTGTAAAAGATAATACTAAAAATATATTTAATTTACAGTCTCAATTAGAAAATCCAAATATACCAGAAAATATTAAAATCGACATAAATTCTAAGATATATGATCTTGTAGATAAAAATCAAAAAACTATAGATGAAAATTTATCTAAAATAGAATCTCTTCCTGAAGATGTTAAAACTAAATTAAACGAATCTGTCTCCCTAATAAGTTCTTTAACTGAAAAAGCAAAAGAAATAAATGATTCTAATGAAATAGATTTAAAAACAAAATCTATATTACTTGAAGATTTAAGAAATAAAGC